GCCGGCGATGCCGAAGGCGCCGCCAGCCAGCGCAAGCGCCAAGCCGCCTTGGGCTAAGTAAGTGAGTTTGTCCCCCCGGCCATTTGGGGTTGGAGCCGGGGGGACGCCTCAACCGCAGCAGCGAGAGACAGGCACATGAAATTGCCCGAACCGATAAATACCATACCGCACCTGATCGACCAATATCATAAATCGCAGAGCGAGAAGCCGCGCCCGCATTTGGGGTGCAGCCTGCTGGGCCACCCCTGCGATCGATGGCTGTGGCTGTCGTTCCGCTGGGCCGTAGTGGAGGCGTTCGAGGGACGCATCCTGCGCCTGTTCCGCCGCGGCCAGAACGAGGAGGCAGTCATCATACGTGACCTGCGCAACGTCGGGATAGACGTGCGATCCAGCCAGCAACGGGTCAATTTTGGCAGCCACGTCTCCGGCAGCCTAGACGGCGTCATTGAGAGCGGCGTGCCAGAGGCGCCGACAAAGCGCCACGTTGCCGAGTTCAAGACGCATTCGAAAAAGAGCTTTGATGACATGGCGGCCAAAGGCGTTGAGAAATCCAAGCCGATGCACTTCGTCCAGATGCAGGTCTACATGCACGGCACCAACATTGACCGCGCGCTCTATGTGGCGGTCTGCAAGGACGATGACCGGCTCCATATCGAGCGCATCAAGTATGATCGCGACGTTGCCACCAGAGCGGTGGAGCGCGGCCGGCGCATCGCACTGGCGGATCGCATGCCACCACCCATCAGCACCGATCCTAGCTGGTACCAGTGCCGCTTCTGCCCGGCGCACAGCTTCTGCCACAAGGCCGAGCCGACCAAGCACGCCAACTGCCGCACATGTGCGCATGCGACGGCGAAATCCGACAGCACTTGGCGCTGCGAGCGGCACGAAGCCGACAACATTCCGGTCGATTTCCAGCACACCGGCTGCGATGATCACATCATCCACCCTGATCTGGTGCCGTGGCCAATGATCCCCAGCGAGGACGGCCACAGCGTCATGTGGCGCATCGGCGATCGCGTGATTGAGAACAGCGCGACTGCATACAAGAGCCGCGAGATACTGGCGAACCCGGCCGTGTGCGGGACCGAAGAAGTTGAGAATGTGAAGCGGGTGTTCCCTGAAGCGGAGGTAGTGAAATGAATATGAATTTTATTGAAAATGTATTTGGCAATGAACTGCAAGTTCGTTGCCCAACCTGCAAAAATTCTTACACGCATCATGTTGGCGTAGAATCGGCTGAAAGATTTGAAGAGGATGCAGAATTTGGAACTGTTGTTACCGTTCGCGGGCATCATGTTTCATTTTCAAATGATGCCGGAAAAAGAAGCGTCAGCAGACGGCGCGGTTCTGTTTCAATTAGAATGAGCTGTGAACAAGGATGCGATGATTTTTTAATTTCCTTTGTTCAGCACAAGGGAACTACCTACATTAATTGCAACGTTTTGACGGGAGCCGGAAACACATGTTGGAGGGGTATGGACGATGCTCCGTGACTATCAACAGCACACCATCGACCAGCTGTATGGCTGGTTCGCTGCGGGCAACGCTGGCAACCCGTGTCTGGTGCTGCCAACCGGATCCGGCAAAAGCCACATCGTGGCGGCGCTGTGCAAAGATGCGCTTCAAAACTGGCCGGAGACGCGCGTCTTGATGCTGACGCACGTCAAGGAGCTTATCACTCAGAATGCTGCCAAAATGCGCGAACATTGGCCTAACGCGCCGATGGGCATCTATTCCGCCGGGCTGCGAAGCAAGCGCCTAGGCGAGCCAATCACGTTCGCCGGCATCCAATCGGTGCGAAGCAGGGCGCAGCAACTAGGCCACATTGATCTCGTCATTATCGACGAGTGCCATCTGGTGTCGCACAAAGACGAGGGCAGCTATCGTCACCTGCTGGCCGACCTCACCGCCATCAACCCGGCGCTGCGCGTCGTGGGCCTGACAGCCACGCCATACCGGCTGGGCCACGGGCTGATCACTGATGCACCGGCCCTGTTCCACGCCATGATCGAGCCGGTGTCGATCGCGGAACTGATCTACAAAGGGTTTCTCTCCACCCTGCGTAGCAAGCCCACCAATGCCACGTTCGACGTGAGCGGCGTCCACAAGCGGGGCGGAGAGTATATCGAGAGCGAGCTGCAGGCGGCGATCGATACCGACGAGAACAACGTCGCCGTGGTTGACGAGGTGATCGATCGGGCGGAGGGGCGCAAGGCGTGGCTGTTCTTCTGCGCCGGCGTTCACCATGCCGAGCAAATCGCGGCGCTGCTGAACCAACGCGGGATCCCGGCGGCTTGCGTGGTGGGTACAACACCAAAGGCCGATCGCGAGCAGATACTGGCGGATTTCAAGGGCGGCCGCTTGCGGGCGCTGACAAACGCAAACGTCCTCACGACCGGGTTCGACTATCCCGACATCGATCTGATTGCCATGCTGCGGCCGACGATGAGCGCCAGCCTGTATGTCCAAATGGCTGGCCGCGGGATGCGGGTAAAGAGCCACACCGATCACTGCCTTGTGCTCGACTTTGCGGGGGTGGTGCAGGCGCATGGGCCGATCACCGCTGTGCAGCCACCCAAAAAGGCAGGCAAGGGCAATGGCGAGGCACCGGTCAAGGTCTGCGATGCCTGCAATGAGCTGGTGCACATCAGCGCCAAGGTCTGCCCGACCTGTGATACGCCGTTTCCAGCACCCGAGAAGCCCAAGCTGGAGCTGCACCACGACGACATCATGGGCGTCGATGTGCAGGAGATGACGGTTACGGAGTGGAGGTGGCGCAAACACACGAGCCGCGCCAGTGGCAAGGAAATGCTGGCCGTGTCGTACTATGGCGGCCTGAGCGATCCGCTGGTCGAGGAATATTTTCCGGTTACGCACGGCGGTTACGCCGGTGAAAAGGCGGTGGCGACTTTGGGCATCATTGCCAGCAGTGCTGGCGCGCAGTTGAGGCAAGGCATTACGCTCGACGGCGCCGCTGCCGTGATGAATGCCTCAAGGCCGCCAGCGGACATCACATACAAACGCGATGGCAAATATCATCGCATCATCGGGAGATTGTGGGGATGAGTGATCCATTTAAGATAGAAGGGCCGGCCCTGATCTCGTTCAGCGGTGGCAGAACGAGCGCCTACATGCTGTGGCGCATCCTACAAGCCCACGGCGGCAGCCTGCCGGATGATGTGCATGTCACCTTCGCCAACACCGGCAAGGAGCGCGAGGAAACGCTGCGGTTCGTGCATGAGTGCGCAACCCGGTGGAACGTGCGCGTGCGGTGGTTGGAGTGGCGGCCAATGCCAGACCGCTTTGCAGAAGTCGGCTTCAATTCTGCAGACCGCGCTGGCACTCCGTTTGAGGGCTTGATTGCCCTTCGCGGCAGGCTCCCAAACCCATTGCAAAGGTTTTGCAGCCGGGAGTTGAAGGTTGAGCCAATTAAGGCATTTTGCCGGTCGTTGGGCTGGGAGCGTTGGGCAAATGTCATCGGCTTGCGCTATGATGAAAGCCGCCGCGTTCGCAATAAACTAAACGAAAATGAATCGGGCGGCCATCGCTGGAAAAGCGCCATGCCGTTGTTTGACGCGAAGGTGACGCGCGATGACGTGATGGAGTTTTGGTCTGAGCAAGACTTTGACCTTGGCTTGCAGCCATACGAAGGCAACTGCGATCTGTGTTTTCTTAAAGGCGCACGCATCCTGCAATCTATCATTCGCCGCGAACCATCGCGCGCGGATTGGTGGATAGCACAGGAAGCCGCCGGGCAACGTTTTGAGCGCGACCGCTCCTACGCCGGCCTGCTTGATGCTGTGCAGCGGCAGCCTTTGTTGCGGCTTCTAGACCCAGATCAGGAATACGATGCCGAATGCGGAACATGGTGTGGGAGTGAGCCATCATGAGCCAAGCCGCCAAACCCGCCGCGCTGATTGCTTGGGAATGCGGGCGCCCTAAACTATGTTGGGACTGCAACTATTTTCACCGGGAAACCAACCATTGCCACAAGCACGCCGCAACGCCGCCCGCCGAGTTCCAAGAGGCGCCAAGCGCCTGCCCAGACTGGCGGGAACACGATCCATACGATGTGCAGGCGAGGGAGGTGCCATTCTGAAGGAAACTTTCCCAACCGAGCATGAGGAGCAGTGTGATTTCGTGCGCTGGTTCCGGCGCAAGTTTGCGGACGTTCGCATATTTGCGATCCCCAACGGCGGCTATCGCTCTCAGACGGCCGGCGCCAAGCTCAAGGCCGAGGGCGTGGCGGCTGGCGTTCCCGATCTTTTCGTGCCGGCTTGGCGGCTATGGATCGAGATGAAGCGCCAGAAGGGCGGTCGCGTCTCGCCCGAGCAGACCGACTGGATCAAATATCTGGAAAGCCTCGGCCACACCTGCATCGTGTGCCCCGGCTCAGAGAATGCGCAAGCTCAGGTCGACGCATTCGCTGCCACGACGATCTGGTCGATCTGGGTCGTGACGAAGACGGTTCGGTTATCGTGGGTCGTTCGTTTTACGTAGTGGCCGAGGACGCCGCCGGTCGTCGTTGGGCGCATGCGCATTCGTTTCTGGATCACGCCAAGCGTTACGACGAAGAAGAAGGCGCGTATTGGGCCCGTCGTTGGAACAACGAAGCTCAAGACGCAGTCGTTGCGCTTCTGGCGCGTATCGAAGCTCACGTTGCCGCCGGTGGCGCTCTTAACGAAGCTCATTGGGACGAGGTCGATCCGGGTTACGGTTCCGCCGCTTATCAGGAGCTGGACGCCGTTGGTTATTTCGCGGCTCGTGAGCGTCACGAGGATCGTCAGGCCGGTGAAGCGGTTCTTTTCGATCAGGTCTACGATTATCATTTCGCTTAACCACATCGGCGGGGTTTAGGCCCCGCCACCCTACCAATCGGGGCACTGCCCCACCAACTGGGAGACGACCAATGTACGCATGGCTCAAGGAAGACATCGCCAAGCAGGAATGGCGCGACGGCAAGCCGGCCGAGACCGCCGGCCCACCGCAGGCGCTCTGCCCGACGACGCGCTCAATCAGCAGCGCCGCGTGGGCCCTGCTCCACCCCACGTCCGACTGGCTGCAGTGGGGGCCGCGTGAGGCCGCCCGCCGCGAGGCCATCGCTGCCTGCCGCAGCATCAGCCGCATCGCCGCGCAGGTGGCGGCATGATCACCCCCACCCTCAACATCAACGGCAGCAGCCTGACCGATCTCACCCACCCGCGCATCGCCGCCTACGACGCCCTGCAGGCCGCCATCAAGGCGCTGCAGCAGGTGACGCCCAACGGCCGGGATTACCCCGGCGACAACGACCAGTGCGTGGCAGATCGGCAGGCGCACTACGACCGCCTCGCGGCACTTCAGGCCATCGCGAACGAGATCGTCGCCGAGGCCGTCCTCATCAAGGAGCAGATCAAATGAAGCACACGCCGGTGGCGCGATATGCTGACCTGCTGGCCGCTCTGCAGGAGTGCGCCGACTATCTTGACCGCTACGCAGACGTGATCGACGGCGACGACGGCCAGCCCGAGGCGAACGATGCCTTGCGCCTGCTGGCCTACGTGGACGACATCATCGCCGCTGCAAAGGGAGACGACCAATGACTAACCGCATAGCCATCATTATCATCTGCACCCTCGGCGTCGTCCTCGGCCTGACCCTGTGGGTGTGCGCGTGGGAAAAGAAGGCCCGCCAGCGCGCCGAGGCTTACTGTCAGGACCACCAGATGGTGCTGGTGGACACACCCGCAGGC